AGACGACCTTGATAATTGGTGGGCGGACTTGCGTATTGTTAACGTGCAAGGGTGGAGCGTACTCTCTGTAGAAGAGTATGAAGTGTTAGACAAGTATCTTGGAGGTTGGACACTAGAAGACGTTATAGCTGATGCACAAGGAAACTTTGAGCCTAACGATAAAAACGCTGATAAGTATAAGGAGGTGGCGTAATGAAAGAACTAATAGATGCTTTAGTCAAGGCACAATCTGAAATGACTCATGGATTAGCAACAGGTAAGAATCCACATTTTAATAGTGAG